CTAAGGCCTTGGCTCGTAGAATCACTCAAGACAAAGCCCGCGAGATGGAACGCATCAGAAAACAAGGACGTAACACACGATGACATTAACTATGGAACAAGTAGCAGCACGGGTTCTATCCCTGCGCTATCGCAACCACGAACGAGATGCTCGTAACCTTGACGTGCTTGCTGTCCGTAAAGGAAAGATTGCTGAAGTATACCCAGACTTTTTCCCAGATGGCGTTGATGCAAATGTAGTTGCAAACTTTATTGACATTGTTGCCCGTGACCTTTCAGAGGTTATGGCTCCGCTTCCAGCGGTAAACTGTTCAGCAGCCAACCAGGTTTCAGATAGAGCGCGTACTTTCGCTGACAAGCGCACTCGCATCGCTTCTAATTACTTCCAGCATTCAGACCTAGCCGTACAGATGTACTCAGGTGCTGACTGGTACATCACATACGGATTCGTTCCATTTGTTGTTGAGTTTGATGATATCACAAAACTTCCTCGTATCCGCATCGAAAATCCAATTGGCGCATACCCAGAGTTTGACCGCTACGGTCGATGCATTGCTTTTGCTAAAAGATATTCATTGTCACTCGGCGAACTAGTTTCACAGTTCCCAGAGTACGAGCGTGAACTTCTAGGTCCTCGTCGTTGGGACCAAGACTTAAATCATGAAATCGAAATGATTCGTTACTACGATAGCGAACAATCAATTGTTTACATTCCGGCCAGGGATAATCTAGTTCTATCTAAGGCAAAAAATCCTCTTGGTAAGATGATGGTAATTGTTGCACGTAAGCCATCCATTGATGGAGAACTACGCGGACAATTCGATGACATTCTTGGCATTCAACTTCTTCGCAATCGCTTTGCGTTGCTTGCAATGGAAGCAGCAGAGAAGTCAGTACAGGCACCAATCGTTCTACCACAAGATGTTCAAGAACTACAACTTGGTGGAGATGCGGTTATCCGTACATCAAACCCAGCAGGTGTACGTCGTGTAGAACTAAATATACCACAGGGTGCGTTTACAGAACAGTCACTTTTAAATCAAGAACTCCGTGTTGGTGCTCGTTACCCTGAAGGACGTACTGGCAATATCAACGCCTCTATCGTCACAGGTCAGGGTGTGCAGGCTCTTATGGGAGCCTTCGATACTCAGGTAAAATCTGCACAAGCAATCTTTGCTGCAGCACTTCGTGATGTTATCAGCCTATGCTTTGAAGTAGATGAAATTATCTACCCAGAAGAAAAGACAATCCGTGGTGTTGACTCAGGTTCGCCGTATGAAGTTACATACAAGCCTTCTAAAGATATCAAGGGCGACTACTCAGCAGATGTCCGCTACGGAATGCTTGCAGGTCTTAACCCCGCACAAGGGCTTATCTTCATGCTGCAGGCTTTGGGTGGCAAGTTAATCTCACGCGATATGGCAATGAGAGAACTACCATTTACTGTTAACGTAACTCAAGAACTAGAAAAGATTGAAATCGAGGATATGCGTTCTGCATTGCTCGGTTCACTTACAGCCTATACTCAAGCAATTCCACAGATGGCTACTCAAGGCCAGGATGCTTCTGATGTAGTACGTAAAATTGCTGCTGTCATAAAGGCACGCCAAAAGGGACAGGCACTAGAGGATGCAATAGAAGCAACCTTTGCCCCTCAGCAGCAAGCAGTTCCTCCTGCTGGAACCCCTCAAGCGGTTGAGCAACCGTCCCCTGCTCCCGTGGGCGCTCCAGCAGGAGGCGCTACACCTATGGAACCTCCAGCAGATATTATGAGTTTACTATCAGGAATTACTGGTAGCGGAAAACCAACAGCAAGCGTACGTAGCACTCGACGTATCTAACTAAGGAGGGGACAATGACAACAATTATTGCTATTGAGTCTGATAAAGACTGCTTTCTTGTAGCAGATAGCCAGACAACTGATGACAATGGTTTCATTTACACTCATCCAGATATTAGAAAATTGTCAGAGCGTGGGGCTTTTATTATTGGCGGCTCAGGCGAGGTTTTACCTTGCGATGTAGCGCAGCATATATGGGAGCCACCAACTCCTACCAAGAAAGATAGAGAAAATCTTTATCATTTTATGATTACCAAGGCCTTGCCTTCACTTCGTAAATGTCTTGTTGAAAATGGATACAACTTTGATGAGTCTAAAACAGAAACTAGATTTCAATTTCTTATCGCAGTATGCGGTGAGGTATTCGATGTCGACCATGATTTATCTGTAAGCAAAAATAAAAGCGGAATTTATGCTGCAGGTTCTGGAGCGGCTTACGCCCTTGGAGCCTTGCACGCAGGAGCCGATGCTTACGAAGCAATGGAAATTGCTGCAACGCTAACTGCATTTACTGCAGGTCCGTATTATTCAAAAACACAAACTAAGCATATTAAGTAGGAGGAACAGTGACAACTGCGCCAATGGAAAATCGTGGAGGCCCTAACGGCGGACCACAGTACAGCCCTACTAATGTTTCAGGTACAGGTGGAGCGGGGCAATCTGGCAACTATAGTGGGTTTGCCTACGGCATGAATCAGCAAATTAATAATCAAATCTCTGAGGGAGATGCTGCAGTAAGGTCAACATCAACTGGTGCAAGTTCATCAAGTAGACCAGCGTCAGCACTTCCATCAGCAACGCCACTTACAGATGAGACTGGTCTACCAGGGCAGCCTATTACTGACGGCATTCCAATTGGCCCTGGTGCGAATTCATTAAATTTACCACCTGCAGAGACAGACAATCCTGACATGCAATTAATTATTAACTCCCTACCTATTCTTGAAATGTGGGCTAGCCAACCTGGAACAACAGCGTCTACTAAAGAGTATGTTCAATACTTAAGGACTATTATTCCGTGAGCAATATCTGGGAAAGTATAGGAAATACTCAAGGTGCATTTAAAAACCAAACTCCAGGGTTTCCCAATGTGGGTGACAAACGAATTCCATTTGGTTTAACTAAAGATATCGCACAAAATTTGCCACGCAATCCTGGTGGTTGGATGGATGCAACAAACGATGCTCTTGAAACTGGGCGTTCTGGGGCAGAAAGTCTTTTGTCAAAAACAAACCCTATACTTCTGGGCGGAACTTTAGGATTATTAGGCGGAGTCCCAGGAGTTGTAATCGGTGCAGGTATCGGTGCTGGAGTTATGGGCATTGATAAGGTTACTGATGGTGGAGCGAGCAAAATTTTGCAGGCTGGCGCACTCAGTTTGCGTTCTACCTATGCATTTAATAGAGACCTTGCTGAAAAAAATGCTGGCATGGGCCTTCTTGCTGGATTAACTCTGGTTGTTGGTGGCACAATTGGCGGTATCGTAGGTTCAGCCCTTGGACCAGCAGGTACAGTAGTTGGTGCTGGGCTTGGTGCTAACCTTGCTGGTAAATTATCGCGTGATGCGGCACAAAGTGAACAAGTAAAGAATATAAGTAAAACCCTTTATAATTCTGCTAGGTACTCTGAAACTAGAATCGGGCAAGAACGATACAATTTTGGTAGAGATGTCGTACAGGCAGCGGCTAAAGTTACAACATGGAACACTTTGGGAGATACTACTAAAGGTATCGGTGCTATTACCTCTGGTGTATTAAATTTTGGACTTGAATTAACTGCAGGAGCAGATGTTTTAGCACTCAGGGGCGCCGGAATTGCAGGACGAAGTGTTTTAAATCAGCCAATTCAGGAACCTATTCGTGGTATAGCAACTAAAGTGTTTAGCAAAGAACAGGCTAATCAGATTGCATTGCGTAGAGTAGAGCAAATTAAATTAATTGACGATGCCGTCGCTGGCAAAGAGAACGCTTGGACTCCCAAGTTAAAGTTCTTGGAAGAAAACGATGTATCAACAATTAAGAAGCGTGAAGAATGGGCTGGGCCAGATGGCATGATAGCAGCCACACTTCTTGCTGGTCAAAAACCTGCAGTATCAGCAGAAATTCTTAAGGCTGGTATGGGCGATTCTACTGCTATAAAGAAATTAGAACTTGAAGCAGCCGATAAGTGGAGCGAGATTGTACGATACAACGATGCTCTTGATATGGGTTCAGTAAGAAATAATTTTTCTATTAACTTTAAGGGTCAATCATTATCATTGAACCCTAATACACCTGCTGGTAAAGCCAATCGCAAGAAGATTCAAGCAGAGATAGATGCTCTTAAAGTACGCCACTCATGGCTAGATGATGCTTTATCTTTGGCTGGTCCAACAGGTGCTGGCACAATGCTTGGTAGAACAACATCTAGGTCTGCTGCAGTTGAGCGCTGGCGTAACGATTTAGCCAAAGTAAATGCTGCCAAGGCAGTAGGTGGTAAGAATGTTGTACCAACAGAAACAAGACTTGGTTCAATATATCAGCAATTCTTCCAAGGAAATGTACTATCTCGACCTTTCGTAATGCTAGATAGAGGCATTAGTGACGCTCCTCGTCCAACAATTAACTTTAACGAACCTCTTGCTGCTGCCGATAGAATGCAAACAAGCATTCGTTCAGCCGTCAAGGTAGGGGCAATAGATGAAAAGGCGAGTATAGACTTTAATAATACATGGCTTAAGGCTAGAACCGAAGAGCAGAAACTAGACGCAATTGCAAAGTATGTTGCTACTGGATTCAGATTCCTAGGCAACAAGCATGGCATTGCATCCAATCAGATTGAGCACATTGTTAGCGAGTATAACTCTGCTCGTAGAAATTTGCGCGATGAAGCAAAGTCGGCGTCTGTAGAAAAGAAGGGTTACATGAATGACCCTGCAGACCCATTAGATGGTCCTGTTATCTCTGACCCACAGTTGATTTCTCAACTTGCAAACGGTGACTTGTTGCCTGACTGGGCATATATTGACAAGGTTTTGGCAAACGAAAAGAAGGCATCTGGTCCGATGTCTCGTAACCTACGCACACGTAAAGAAGAAGCGGTTTACTTGGCAAACGAAGTTAACTCTTTGTGGCGTACTGGAACGCTTCTCCGTACTGGATACCCAGCAAACGTTGTGAAAGATTCATACATCCGTGCCTGGGGCGATGGCGCTTTGTTTGGCATGTTTAAGTATCTAGGTAAAGATGCCATTGATGCTATAACAAATTCGGGAAATACCGTATCAAAGGTATCTCGATGGACAAGAGCAACAACAAATAAAAATTATAATCTCAAGAAGATTAGTAATGAGATTAACTATCGCCAGAGAATTATCAATAACCTTGATAATTCTTTGGAACAACTTGGCATTGACCCTAACAACTTGCCTAAAAAATCTAAGAATGTTCCAGTAATTGCAAGAGCAACCAACTGGAAAGAGCAGGTTGCTAACCGTAGTACACTTCAAAGCGAAATTGATTTACTGCGTGCTGAACAGAGTCAGTTAATATCTAATATCCCAGCAAAAAGAGTGAGCAAAAAAGACGCTGTTGTTATTGGTGGCGTAACTTATTCGGGCGCATTAGAGGGCCCAATGGGCATTCTTTACCGTAGTAAAATTGACATGAAGGATAATCTTCGTGCA